AATGTCTACTGCTATGTTCCGCCCGGAGGAGTTTGAATGGTCTCGAATGAACGGCCCCAGATTGATCTTCGAACTACGTACTGAGAACATTTCTTTAACCACGCCAATAGCTGCTCTTCCGTCCAGCCGATCATGTGTCCGTAAAGCGGCGAGGTTTCGACAATCTTGCCTTCCTCTAGTTCTAGAGAGAAGCCATGGTTGCCGTTAGGCAAGAAGCATTGGTAGATCGTTCTCATTAAGAGCTATCCCTAAAAAGAAATACCTAGCCACTAGAAGCGATGCCGGAATCGAACCGACACATCCGGGTTTTGGAGTAGAGCTTCTAGAAGAAGTTGGCGGCCTTGTCGCCTCTTCGATGATCTCAGCCACAAACCTAGGATAGTGGCTTGATCACCCGCTCCGAGCTTCCGACTATTCCATCCGTCGTGGCGGTGGAGCCACCACAGCGGCTAGGCAATTACACATACCCGTGTTCAAAACCGGAAATCTTTCACCTTACGTTCAACCCCCTGTCCAACACAGAGAGGACATTTACTATGCGTAACTCGACTATGAACTCTGTACTCAAAAAGGTGTCGGTGGCGCTTTTTGCAGGTACAATACTAGCTGGTGCTTTCTTTGCGGCTGCACCAACGAAGGCACAGGTTCCTGCGCTTCCGGGACCGCCCTATAACGTTGATTTGGGAGCACTTGTTTCGGGCACGCGGGCGGCCAATGCATCGGCTTCCAATACTGCTACTCAGACCAATCTTGCTTATAACGGCGTGCTCTGCACGTTCAACATGTCGGCAGCGAGTGGCTCACCGTCTACGACGTTCGGAATCCAGTTCTTGGATAGTGCATCCAATACTTGGCAGACACTGGTAACGTCTGGCGCAATCACTAGTACCGCAACGCCTACTTCGATTGTTGTGGCCCCGGGTATCCAGACTTCCTCACTGCCTTCAGCAATGGTTGCAATTCAGCTGAAGCTACCGCGTTTCTGGCGCATTACGGAAGCCAACACGGTATCGACTACGACTGCAACCCGTACCATTGGCTGTAACGTTTTCCGTTAAAGTCAATGTTTTTGCCCATCACCTTGGGTGTCATTGCGATGGCATACCTGCCCGGCATAGTCTCTGCGACTGTTGCCGGGCGATGGGCCGTTGCGTCGATTTGCGCGGCGCTAATGCTCCTGTTTTTTAAGACAAGACCATTCCTAGGTCCTGGTCATTTTTGGGCCGGGCTTCTGCTGATTTGGGCGGCACTCTCTACAGTTTGGTCAGTATCACCATTTGACTCTTTAGGCGAGCTATATCATTGGGTGACTCTCGCGGCGCTGTTTTTCCTAGCGAGCCAGTACAACAAGAGTGCAGATAATCTTTTGCTAGCGATAGTGTTTGGGCTCTTTGTTAGTGTACCCTTTGCGTTACTGCAATGGAAAGGCTTTGTGCCGGTTATTGCCACCGACGTTCCTGCTTCGCCCTCTGGATTGTTCCTGAGTAAGAACGCATTGGGAGAAGTATCAGCGATGACGCTGGTTTGGGCAATAGCCCGCCGAAATTGGTGGTGCATGCCAGCACCGCTACTACTCGTTCTACTTTCTGGAAGTCGTGGGGCTCTGCTGGGGATTTTCCTTGGGCTTGTGTACCTTGTACCTTCTTGGCGCTGGCGCGTACTGATGCTTATTGTAACTTTGATGGGTTTTGCTCTCTTGACGAGACTTCACGACATTGGGATGACAAGTATCGTCCAGCACATCGATATTTGGGCAGTTACTATAGCAAATCTCACATGGTTTGGTTACGGGTTGAATACGTTTGGAACGTTGATTCCTCAATATGAGTTTTCACATAATGACACAATTCAGCTACTATTTGAGCTTGGACCAATTGGAGTCTTTTTGGCGGTCATGCTTTTTGTTAGAGCAGTTAGACGATGTACACCAGAAACATGTGCGCTCGTCGCGCTCGCGGGTGCGTCGTTGGTGTCGTTCCCATTACATCACCCGACGGGGGCAGTACTTATGGCTGTACTTTCGGGTTATTGTTGCGGCGTTTCTGATCGTACTTCCCGTGCTAAATCTATTATCAGAGCGAGCTATTTCTACCGTAATTACCCAGTCTACAACCCTATCCCCACAAGAGGCCTATGATGAGCTTTCTAAGATTGGGCGGGAGGGATGGCCCTTTGACCGCAACATAAGGTGGGCTGCCGAGAAATGGCGCATCAGCTTTGAGCGGATCATACAAGAGCACAGAATAAGAAATTGAAGCCCCGATTCCCGCTGCGGGAGGGAAGCAGCTCCCAGCGCAAACACGCTTCCGATCAGTAGGGGTTTCAGAAGGGCTCATCTGTCGATGAGTGGGTCCTTGAACATTCGATGGTCTGAAATCGGAAGAAACGGTGCGGTTCGCTCATCAGGCCGGGAATTCGCTCGGAAGATAGGGAACCGCACCCTGCTTTTATTAGGAGGAGAGTACTCTATGGCTGACCCTGTTCAACTGGAATTGGTTGGTGGTGAGAGCGACGTTGCAAAGGCTGAGCGCTACAAGCAGCAGCTGATGGAACTGTTGGTTCCCATCTGTGATCTTTACACGAAGGCGAAGAAGGACAAGATTGCACTTTCGTTCGGTGTTGGCTACAATGCGTTCGGCATTGCTTCAGTGATCCAATTTGGAGCAGTGAAAGAGCTGCTATGAACAAGCCACTCGCCTTTGGTCCTGAATTCGACGCCACGTTCGATGACGTCCCGTTCAAGGAAAGTGAGCACCCGCGGGGCCAGCCGGGCAACGCGGGACAGTTCGGACCTGGAGGTGGTAGCAAAAGCAAGATCAAGGGCACTGGCAATGGAGCCAAGCCCCAGCCTAACTTCCGTGGTTCACTAGCACGTGAGACGAGTGGTGATACTACTCAACCTGTCAAATCACTAGACGAACTTTATGAGCGGGCTAAGAAGGCTGAACCTGATTTCAAGAAGACAGTGGAAGAAACCGCTTCAAAGCAAGGTTGCACGGTCCAATATACCCCTGAAGAATATGCCGAGCCTGGTACTATTCTCAAATCAAGGAAATCGGCGGCCCGCAAGCTTAACGACGAGTTATCGGGTGACCCGAAACTACTTCGTGACGTGATTAGAGCTACCGTGGTCGGTGATACCACTGAGAAAGCACGCAAAGCAGCAGCTGACTTTATTGGCGAGCACGGCGATAACATCCTTCGTGTCAAGGATCGCTACGTTGATCAGGTCAAGGGCGGTTATCGCGACATTTTGATTAACTATCGTACCCCTGATGGGCTTGTGGCGGAAGTACAGTTTAATTCCAAGAACATGGTGGAGACCAAGAACAAGACCGCACACCATCTTTACGAGAAAGCCCGCGAGATGGTCAATCCGACGCCGGAAGCGTTGGAGCAGCTAGAGCAGCAGATGTCTGTGCTTTACGAAAAGGCGTATCTGGCAGACGGTGATGGCAAGTGGAAGCAAAAGAAAATGTCTCAAGCCAAGGATGCGGAAAGTGTTGGGCCGTTGCGTTGCTATCAGCTCTCCAAGGAAGACGGACCATCATTTCAGGCTGTAATTGTCAAGAAAGATGATACATTAGAGGTGCTGACTAATCGTGGTGGGGACTGGGCACCAGAACCAGAACTTAGTTTTGCCGACTTGGTAATGCCAGAACAAAGCTTAAGTGATTGGAACGTGACTCCAATCCAGCCCGAACAGCTTAAGGATTTCGGTGAGGCGGGGGAGACAGATGATTTTGCTGAGGCTGGCGGTCCACCTCGGGATGCTAAGCACCGTGCCGTGGACCGTACCTTTGATATCGAGTACTACACCGCAGAGACGCTAGGTCCACGCCGCGAGCGTACCCCCGAGGGCTTCCTGATTTGCTACGACGTTCCCGCTGCGCGCGTTGGCGAGATGATCTATGGTCCCGGCGAGGTACCCTTTGAGTTAGGCTTAGGCAGGGACGGTCGCGTTCGCGTCCAGCGTACCGAGGGCGAGGTGTTCTCACCGAAGTCAATGTCGTCGCTTAATGGCAAGCCGGTGACTGACGATCACCCGCCCGTAGACGTGGACCCTAAGAATTGGAAGTTCTATACCAAGGGCACAGTCAACAACCCGCGTCGCGGCGAGGGTGAACAGAGCGATTTTCTGATTGTGGACTTGTTTATCTTCGATGAAGACACAATCAAGGATATCGAGGCGGGCAAGCGCGAAGTGAGCTGTGGGTACAACCCCGACTACATGCAGCTGCTCGACGACGCTGACCAACCCATTCCAGGGCGTGGTGAGCAGATCAATATTCTCTACAACCACCTTGCGTTGGTCAAGGCAGGCCGGTGCGGTCCTGCTTGCGCAATTGGTGACCGGAAGACCGTAGACACAGACGGGACTGTTAACACCTTCTTCTCTGAAGAGAGGGCTCAGCGGTTACAAAGGCTGGCTGACAGCTTTGATTAGTCTGTTTCTGCATGTTTGGCGCTGGTCTCGACTACGGCCACTATGGCCTGCGCTTTTCCATTGGTGGCCGTTTCCCAAAGCAACATCTAACGGAGGTTTCAAGATGAAACTCAAAATCAAATCTGTGTTGCGTAAGCTTTCCAGGGCTTATCATGCGCAGGATGCCAAGACTTTCGATGAGGGTCTTGAGGAACTGGAAGAGAAGCTGGAAGAAGGTGCGGAAGACGAAACGCCTGAGGAGGCTATCGAAATCCACAACCACATTCCTGGTGGCCAGGATGCCATGGGCGAACTCCCCAGCCGGGAAAGTTCGGTTAGTTCCCCGGCATTCGACGGTGAGGAAGCCCCGCCTTGGGCGAAGAAGATGCAGGAAGCCAACGACGCCATGTTCAAGAAGATGGGCGATGAGTTCGAGGCTTTCAAGAAGAAGCACGAAGGCGAAGGCGAAGATCGTCGCGGGCACGACGAATCCGAGGAAGAAGAGCGTGGCGAGGAAGAGCATCTTGGCTACGACAATGAGGAAGAGAATCTGGAGATGGAAGATCGCCAACACAATGACCGTCGCCACGATGATCGGCGTGATCGTCGGGACCGTCGTAACGATGACGAGGCCAACAAGGAAATCCTTGGCGAGCTGGAGTTCGAAGCACCTCCGGGCACAGGCGACCGTGCAAGGCGTGCCAAGGACAGTGCTTTCCTTGAGGAAGCGTTCCAGGACGCCGTTGCCAAGGCGGAAGTTCTTTCGCCCGGCATCGACCTTCCGACCTTCGACCGTGCGGCTCCTCCCACTCGTACCGCTAAGGCGATCTTCTCACTTCGTCGCAGCGCACTGGATTCTGCCAACAAGAAGGCGGCTTCTCGTGAAGTGATTTCTCAGGCAATGAGCGGTCGCGCGCTGGATTCCAAGCGGATGTCCATTGCTTCCACTCGGGTTTTGTTCAATGCGGTGGCCGGTGCTATGGCCTCGCAAAATAACACCCGTGCTACGGATCATTCAGTCACTACCCGCGGTGGTGGTGGAACTGTGACTGGTCCACAATCGATTGCTGACATCAACGCGCGCAACGCAGCGTTCTACAACAAGAAGCGGGCCTAATTCTAGGCCCCTTCTTGCGCTCAAACGTTCAACTCACAAACTCTAACACACGAGGGTTTCAAAATGAAACTTATCCTGCCTGAGAAAACCATCTTTGCACCGTACGTCAAGCGGCGCTTGGTGGCAGAGAAATACCGCACTGTTGACACCGCGTTCCAGTTCCGCATGGGTGCTGGTGTTGCGGGTGACGTCAATCGTGGACACCCGGCCTCAATCCAGCCCTGCTTGATTGACCCGAATGCCCCGCCCACCGCTTACGGTCAAGCGGTGGTGGTGGATGCAGCTTCTGAGGGCGTTCGCCCGATTGCGGCTGGTGATGGTGCACTGGTCGATATCTGGGGTGTCACGGTTCGTCCCTATCCGATCCAACAGTCCACCACTGCCAACAACTACGGTGAGGTTCCTTACGGCGGCGCAGGCGTTCCTGCGTTGCAACCCATCGACGTGCTTCGTGGTGGTTACGTCATGGTGCAGGTCAATACACTTGTTGCTTCCCCGAACAAGGGTGGTGCCGTCTATATCTGGTACGCGGCCACTGGCGGTGGTCATATCCAAGGCGGCTTCGAAGGTGGCGCGACTGGTGGTAGCACCATTGCTTTGAGTGCTGCTTACGCATTCAACTCGCCGCCAGACGCCAATGGTATCGCAGAACTGGTCATCAGCCGCTTCTAATCGGCAATTGGCCGGCAAAGAAAGGATTACAAAGCTATGAAACACGAACGTCACTTCCTTGCTTCCAGCTCGCTGGAAGCACCGGCTTTGCTGAGGGGCCGTTCCCTTGGCAAACACCGGACCACCGACATGCTGACCTACGATAGCCGGGGTTGGCAGGCCGATGATCACGGCAACCAACGGGGTAAGGTGTTCCAGCACCAGTACACCACTCACGACGGACGCACGGTTGACTCGACTGGTGCTTTCCTTGTCGGTGAGTTGGAACGTCTTGATCTTACGCTCCACGAGCCGCTGGCTGCGGTCACTTGGGGCCGCGACATCGATCTGCGCGAAGACGTGACGACCGCTGACGAAGTCAGTTCGTTCACCACGTCTACCTACACCTCAGCTGGTGGCTTGGGTACGGGCCAGCTGGTCGGTAACGGCAAGAGTTGGATTGGTAAGAACACCAATCAGGTCTCGCGCGTGTCGGTCGATATCGCGAAGATCACCCAACCCCTGATTCCGTGGGGCAAGGAAATTGCCTACACGGTTCTGGAGCTGGAGAGTGCGGCTAGGTTAGGCCGCCCGGTTGACGAGCAGAAGTACAAGGCACTGCAGCTCGCCCACCAGATGGAAATCGATGAAATGGTCTACTACGGAGACACCCCCGGTGCCTTCTATGGACTCATCAATTCCAACAACCGTACCACTCCCGACGCTGTCACCAATCTTGCCAACGTTGCCAACGGCGCGGCTGGTTCTCCTCTTTGGAGCCAGAAAACTCCGGCTGAAATTCTTCAGGACTTCAATGAGGTTCTGACGTCGGCTTGGGCCACCGCGGGTTGGGCAATCCTGCCTGACACGGTTCTGATTCCGCCCACTGACTTCGGCTACATCGCAACGCAAACGGTGAGCCAAGCCGGTAACGTGTCGATTCTCAACTACGTGCTTGAGAATAACATCACTGCCCGTCAGGGCGGTGCCACGCTCGACATCAAGCCACTCAAGTGGTGTCTCGGCGCGGGTGCGGGCGGCACGATCACCGTGGGTGGTGCCGGTCATGACCGCATGATTGTCTACACCAAAGACAAGGATCGGGTTCGCTATCCGATGACGATGTTGTCCAAGACGCCGCTCCAATATGACTCAATTTGGCACAGGAGCACGTACTACGGTAGACTTGGTGTATTAGAGATAGTCTACCCAGAATTAATTGCCTATCGTGACGGTTTATCCTGAAGTATCAATGGGTTAGACTAGGAGCTACTTTTCTGTAGTTTGACCTAAATCACGTCTACTTTAAGAACGAACCAACTCGTTACGACCCAGAGCGGGACGGAAAACAAGACAGCAAGCAAAAGATTGTCTCGCTGGTCAAGAGCGATAAGACCACCCACTAACCCAAAAAAGTTCTCCCCAACTGCTCCCTGTGGCTTCGAACAAAGTCACAGGGAGAATTTTCAACTCAAACAGGAGATGTAGTAAGATGGTACAAACTCGTTTCAAAGGTGATCCGGTTCCGCAAGAAACTGGCTCGGGCAAAGGTCCTGATATTCCGCTTGAAAAGCGCGTCCAGCCCACAACCGTGGAGATGCTGAACCAGCAAGGGGAAGACAACGACGACGATGAGTCAGACGAGCTGGATGATACCACGAATTACACGCGCGAGCGTATCGGTGCCCGCATCGGCCAGCCGCTCGAAGAAGCCAGCAAGATCGAAGAGGTTGAGCAGGCCTTGGACGCGGATGACGTCGTGCCGCTCTTGTTCCAGAAGCCGGTGAACCTCCAGGATCAGGGCATCATGCACCACTGGAGCCCTGGTGTGCATCTCGTGCCGGTGTCGCTCGCGGGTGACAAGGCAGAAAAGCTCCCGATGCATTGGTGGCTCAAGCACAACAAGTGCAAATACGCAGGCAAGCGTATTCCCAAACCTGAGCCTGCTGACGCGTGAGAAGCTTCTCATCTGTATCCTAGGTCTCGGATGAGCTTTAACTCGGGTGGTGTTGCTTCTAAGAGGGACACCACCCGAGCCCCTTTCAAATCGTAGGAGACTGTCATGCCCCTCGAAAAAGGTTCTTCTCAAGAAACCATTTCCAAGAATATCTCGGAGATGGTCAAATCTGGTCATCCTCAAAAACAGGCGGTAGCAGCAGCTATGAATGAAGCTGGTAAGAGTAATCAGAAAGATATGACCACTCCTGACCCGGCCTCTGGGCCGATGTCCACCGGTGGTCCGAACGGTACAAGCGAGAGCTTGCCCAAGACCACTGAGCCTTTCTCAGCGACCGATAAGGGCAAGGATTGCGGCAAGTCGATGTCGATCAACGACATCAAGGACAATGCCAAGCGTATTGGGCGTTACTAATCCTGCTTAGGCTTCACGCTCAGTAACCAATACGTTGAACCTGTGACCACTGGGTCCCAGGTGACGTTGTAGTTGTTGAAGTCCCTCTCGACGGCGTCCTTGTCTAGTATTACTGAGCCATTGTGCTTCTGGCTCATGAGTGCACAAAGAAACGCATGAAGCATCTTGTTCGCGATTAGAAGCTGCTGGTTCTGATTAACCAACATGCTCTTGACTTGCTCTAGATCGTCTTTTGACATCAAGGACAACTCCGAAGGTTCTACTAACTTTTTGAGGCAGCACGCCTAAGCATTATTATTTCAGCGTGATTGCCTTTGCCCGGGCGTAAATCGTCAACGGTGAGTTGACCACCGACGTACTCAGCGCATTCAAAACAAAGGAATCCGCTTTCGGGTATTCCCGCGAGCGTGCAGATTCTTGTCCAAACTTCGTCTTTAAGCATCGGACAGGTTGGGAAGCCTTGACAATGCTTGCATTCAAGTTTTCGCATAAAGCTTCCATACCCGAAAGGTTCCACAAATGGTCACTAAACCGAATCTACCGATTCCTCCTTCGGGCCAGGAACCGTTGAAGAAGATGCCCAAGATCGAACCGATGCAGCTGGCTACGAATGCTTCGGCTGATCCTAAGTATCGAGCCAGTCCAAAGAGCATTGCGCCTGACGCAAAGAGCCCACCTGCTGATCCAGTCAACAAGGATCACGGCGCTTCGTTCAAGCTGCCTGAGAAGGTCTCCCAGAAGGACATCAAGGAGCAGAGTTTCCGGTACGGTGGTGGGCGTTCAGCAGGCAATCGCTCTATGGCAGAGAACGATGCCAGAAAGATTGACGAGCAATGAGCAAGAAACCCCGCGTCAAGATCATCAATCACGTCGCAAAGGATGCTGATTGGGATCGACAGCTTGACATTAGAACGCAAAACTTGCGGAACGCCCTTTCAAGAGACTTGCGCTATCTTCGCTCATTTTGTGACACGCATTTAGGAGAAGCGGCAGCAGCTAAATACCGTGATGCCGTAGCGAAGATTAGAGAAGTAGCAGTTTAATATGGCCATAACTGTTGCCAGCTTTCGCGCTGATTTCCCGCAAGAGTTTGGGAATCAATCGGCGTATCCTGATCAGGCAATACAGTACTGGATTTCTATTGCGTCTCTCTTGCTGGGCACCGGTAGCGCTGGCTCTGCTCCTCCTACGCTTTGCTCTTTTGAAGGTTCGATTGCGCAGAATATTCTGACGGTTGGTACCATTGAGCTGGGCAGTCTCAATCTTTTTCCGACGTTGTTGCAGTACGAGAACTCGCCGCTTAATGCTGCGATCACCGGACAGCTCACTGGTCCGCCTGCGGGACCTGGCACCTACAAGGTGAATTTCTCGGCAACGGTTGCACTCCAGCAGATGGCTGGTGTCTCGAATATCAGCACCGCTGGCACCAATCCATTTTGGGGTCCGACGTCAGCAGTTGCGTCGTCGCCGCCTACGACACTCGCCGACTTCGCGACCGAGCTTTGGGTTGCACACCAACTTGTGCTTGAGAAGCAAGCAGTGGCCCAAGCTGCCGCGGGTGGCAATCCTGGCACCGCAATTGGTGTTATCTCGTCGAAGTCAGTCAATGGTGTCAGTGTTAGCTATGACATCAGTGCCATAACGGACAACGAAGGTGGTTACTATAACCAGACGATTTTTGGATTGCGGTACTGGCGGCTTGCACGGGTGCGCGGCGCGGGACCAATCCAGCTCGGTATTGGGCGTGCACCGCCATTCTTGTTCTTCAACAATTGGGGACTCACGGGGAGTTTCAATGCCTGGGCCGGGCCGTATCCGGGCATCGAACCGGGTGACACAGGGTTCACATCATGAGCCGTAAGATTATCATCTACAACTCGTTTGCCAATGACGCACACACCGCGCTCTTGAAGCGACAGCTCAATGAGGTCAATGGCGAGCTTAGGGGTTGTTCGGCTCAAGACCGGAAAGCGCTTGTCAACGAGCGCAAGCTTATTCAACGACATCTACGCCAGCAAGACGGCGTAGGAACCCCGGAGGAAGTCGCCTACGGGGAGGGCTGGCATTCCCGGGAGCGTACAAGCCCCTATCAGGAACCGCACCTAGCGCTTGCCTGGGAGCGTGGGAGGAAGGCCTCCGAGCTTCAAAAGAAGCTGCGCGGAAACTCCTATAAAGGCGGTGTCCGGGGCCAGGGCTTTAAGGAGCCTCGCAACAAGCATCAGGGACCAATCCCGCCCGCTGAAGGTCGGATCGCAGATTACAAATCCGAGCGCGGCTACGTT